ATGAAAAAAGCATACCCCATTGTTATTACGCCAGAAGCATCCGGAGTGTCGGTTTATATTCCTGATTTTGATGCAAACACACAGGGGGATGACATTGCGCACGGCATTGAGATGGCCCGAGACGCGATCGGGCTGATGGGAATCGATATGGAGGACGATAAGAAACCCCTACCCAATCCGACCCGCGTGGACGCGGTCGATCATAAAAGCGGCGAGATCGTTTCTCTGGTGGATGTAGATTTTGCTGATTACAGGCGTCGAAACGACCTGCGCACTGTGCGTAAAAATTGTACTGTCCCCAGTTGGCTTTGCTATGCGGCAGAAAAGGCTAATATTAATTTTTCCGACGCTTTGCAATCGGCCTTGAAACAGCAGCTACACATAAACCAATAGTCTTAAATGCCGGGCATCACTCCGATACTCGGCATTCTTCTGCTTTTTTGTCATCTCGCAGGCCCTTAAACACTGGCTGTCTCATTCCTCCGCTCGCCGTCCGTTCCATAAATTTGACTGTGCAGACCAGTTCGGGGCGTATCCAAATAGCGTTTTCATTTCCGGCCGGCACCGGGAAAGGTGGCACGCTTAATTCTCGCTGCTCCGCGATCCGTGCGAAGGGCTTACCTCCTACACCAAGCGTCACATGACCCTTGTAGATGAGCTCTCCATCCTGGTACTGACCCAAAATGATACTGGTCATGTGATTATCTTTGTGGATATAGCCGCAAACCACAAAATCATCATCTTTCAAATTTTTTATTTTAATCCAGTCTTTTGTGCGTTTATCCTGGATGTAGATACTATCCTTGCGTTTGGCTACGATGCCCTCTAAATCATGTTTTTCCGCGAGACGGTAAAAATCTACGCCTCGCCCCACCACGACGCGGGAAAGTGCCATTCTGCCGCCCTCATTGACTGTATTATGCAAAGCGTCTTTGCGATCAGTGAGTTTGCGGATTGTTATATCCTCCCCATCAAGATAGAGGCAGTCAAACGCGACAAAGGTCGCTGGGAACTGACGCGCCGCCAGCCGTATTTTAAACTGGTTGCTCATGAGGCTGCGCCGCTGGATTTCGGCAAAATTCGGCTTGCCGTCTTTGAGGATCAACAACTCTCCGTCCAGGATGCAGCGTTTTTTGGCCTGCTTATGCAAATCACCCAGTTCCGGCACTTTTGGGAGCATTTTTACATTGCGCTTGTTACGCAGTTCCGTCCCCTCTTTGGGGTCGAGATAGGCGATACATCTCTCCCCGTCGAGCTTTAGCTCATAGATATAATCAGGACTGTCAAATGGTTCACCGTCCGCCCCTATCAGCATGGGGCGGATATTTTTTTGCTCAAACAAACCCATCACGCGCCCCTGCTCTTGCGCGGCTTTTTGGGCTTGTTTTGGTTGAGGGAGGCTAGTAACGCCTCCTCTAGGCTGATAATGTTACCCTCGTTTTCGGGGGCTGGGGCGACAATTTCTTTTCCTGCAATTTTCTGTTCGATCAGCGCTTTTAGCCGCTCCTGATACTCATCCTTGTACGTGGCAGGATCAAATTGTTTTACCATCGTGCCGATCAACTGCTTTGCCATCGACAACTCCGCCTCGCTCACATCGGGGCGCGGCACATCTTTGGGCTTATCCTTAATTTCGTCCGCAAAAAACATGGTCTCGATTAGTATGCCGTCATCTGTGGGGATCAAGGCGAGCAGCGTCTCCTTGTTTCCCATCACCGTTTTTGCAACGGCTACCTTCTGCTCGTCGTGCATGGCGCGGCGCAGCAGCTCAAACGCTTTTTCGCCGCCCGTCTCCGGCAGAGCGTGATACGTTTTGTCATAGTAGATCGGCCGGATCGTGGACAAGTCTACAAATTGCATGATCTGGATGCTTTTATCCTTTTCGGTTTTGATTTTTTCAAAATCCTCGTCAGTTACAACGACATATTTCCCGTCGTCGTACTCAAACCCCTTGACGATATCAGTATTTTTGACCTCTTTGCCGCAGCTTGCACACACTTTTTTGTAACGGACGCGGCTATGGTCATCCTTGCAGAGCTGATTAAAATGGATATCATTGTCCTGAGTGGCCGTGTACAATCCAACAGGTATATGCACAAGGCCAAAAGATATTGCCCCTCTATGGGATACTGCCATAAAGATCACCTCATATGCAGTATGCCACAGAGGGGCTTTTTTACGCGCGTTGGAGTGTCCAATATCTGACCATTTTGTTGATCTCGCCATAATGGTTGCTTGACGCTCAAATGTGCGACTATACAACTACTCGCAATCCATTTGCGAGTATAATTCTGGCGCATCCCTTTTAATTTTTTCGTCTATCGCGTTGGACACAAACAGCGCAAAACTTTTATAACCCAAAGCACGGGATGCAGCTTTGTACTTTTCTTTTTTTCCCTTTTTTATATTTACTTCCACACGATCATAATTCTCATCCCTAAATTTGCCTTTATATTTCGTGCCACTCTTTATGTTGTCCGGATCGGCTGGCTTTCTCGGCATTTTTCTCCTCACCTCCTTATTATATATTTTATAATCTATCCAGAATTTAATCTACCGGTATACTGTACAAATATCTACCGGTATGTTTGTACAATCTGCCTATTGATTTTATCTACCGGTAGATATATAATATAGACAAGATAAGAGATAAGGAGGAAACAAAAATGACATACAATAGGATTTCGTGCTATCAGCCAATTAATGATGTGGATCCAAGCAAAGTATATAAAATTGCAGAATCGATCAAAAAAAACGGGTTTGTAGGTTGCCCGATCCTAGTTTATGGCGAAATGCTGATTACCGGCTCTCATCGATTAGCGGCTCTCCGTCTCCTCCTTGACGAAGGGTATGACGTGGAAAACCTTGATGTTGCAGAGGACGTTACGGGCATTGTCGAAAACGCCATTTTAGATTTTGAGGAAGAAAACGGATATTCCCCTGATATAGATTTTTCCGATATTGGCTGGATGCTTGCGGGCACTTGGGTCGAGGAATATAAAGACGAAATAAACGAATGGTAATAATAAAATAAAGTAAAATTTGGAGGAATAAGGCATGAAAAAAATCAGTCTGAACAACGGGGCAACTTATCTGACAGCCGTGGAGGCTATGATTGTGATCGCCGAACGTAACCTGTGGGATGTCGTTGTTGCCATGATGGACGACGATGTACGCGAGCATGTGCATGCAGAGTTTGCGCCCTGCACCGAGGAGGAGTTTTTAATAGCCTATCTCGCAGCCGCTACGGATGATCTTGTGATCAGCTAACGCGCAGCGGTACGTAGTCGGGAGCTACGGCTATGTTGCTGTAGCTCCATATAATATTAAAAAATATATTTACAATATTATTAAAATATTATATAATACGTATAATAGTAAGTTTACGAATTATGGCGGTAAATCCCGCTGGAAGAGAGGCAAAAATAAATGAAACTGGAAAAACAAGCATACAATCTAGGCAGAGTGTATCGTATATTAGAGGACAACGATAATGCGCTTGCACATAATGATGCTATCAGGGATCAAGCCCCAGCCAGACCAGTAGCGGCGCTTGGAAGCGCTTTTAGAATTTGCATGGCTAATCGCTCAATTCCCAAAAGTGCGGAAACTCTCATTATGAATTTATTGGATGACGTTGACGTAGATTACCCCTCTCCCGCATCAAATGAATTGCAAGGTTGTTGGTGGATTGGCTATCATGCATCCCCCAAAGCTGAGTTGGGGGACAAAGTATTATTTGCACGCAAGCAGGCGGATTTAACACAAAAAGAATTATCAGAAAAAACCGGTTTATCCCAAAGCGAAATATCTATGATTGAAAGTGGTAAACTAACACCCTCGTCGGTAGCGATAAAAGCCCTTTCCTCTGTCATCGATTTAAAATAGAGGCAAGCGAAAACTATTGACAGTACCCTTTTAAAAGATTATACTAATAAATGGAAATCATCTCTTTTTTAAAGGGATACTTGTTGTCGGGGTTCGCTCCATTGAAATATTGGGAGTATTCGATGGAGCGCCCACTTCAGGCCAAAATGCAAGTCAAAATATTGAATCGCCCCACCAGGGAGAAATCCTTGGTGGGGCTACTGCTTTAGATAAAATCTATCCGAACGTCTACAAACAAATCTTCTATACGGACCCTTAAAATCTTTGCAATCAGAAACAACTCCATATCCCGTACATACCGGTGTCCATGCTCAAGCAGTTGAATCGCATTTTTATCAACGTCAAGGCCGCATTTTTGAAGTTGAATCGCAAGATCGTTCTGTGACATGCCGCGTTCCTGGCGCAGCTCGGCAATCCGCTTTCCTACCCAATTCTTGTTGCCATCCGGCTTGCTGCATTTTCTCATTGCTATTCTCCTATTTTAAATCATAGATACTACAAGTATATGTTCAATTTAGGAGATTTTTGGCACAAGACGTATGGTATGAATCCGTAAATGGAATTATTTTTGATATTTTTATCGCTTTTTATCAAAACAGGGATGGAATTAATGATCCCCGGAACCCACAACGGATTCCGGGGATCATCATTTTTATTCCGTTTTCTCGACCTCGGGCAAACCCGCTACTGACGTAAGTAGCGAGAGTATCCCAGCAAGTAGCGCGGCGCTACCCACCATGATCCAATTCACATCACCAATGACGGCGGATGTGCCGATGGTTGCGACCGCCGTTTGGGCAACGGTCTTAATTGCGCGGATGCCAGAGGCTTTCAGCCAGTTTTTGATGTAGGGATTCACCGGCGTGTCATCGTCATCCAAATCGGCCAGTTCGTAAGTCGCCTCGAAGATATCGGGTTTGCAGGGATACAGTTCCCTTGCTACGCCCTGGATGATGTAGTCATGCGGCTTGGCCGTATGATCACCTTCAAGCGTCTTAATGATCATTCGGGTATTGGACGCGCCGGGGTTTTCAATCGTGACCGTCCCAGCCGCTAGAGCTTCAGCGAGCCATTCCGGCATCTCGTCGGGATTGCATTCTCCCATCCAGTCCCAAGCATTAACGATAACAGACTTTTTGCGATATTCCATTGATATACCTCCAATATTTTAAATCTTCGCCCTCCGCCACTCGACGGAGGGCTTTGTATGTTAGACCAGCTGTGACAACAGCCACGTCACAAACGAGATGATTGCAATCGGGATCGATACCAGCATACTTAATCCTCCTCCCTCAGCTCATCGATGCGGTGATGCGCCGATTTTACGCTCTGCTCAACAGCAGTCATCCGCTCTATGAGGTTATTGTGCTTGTTCACCTTAGCTTCCAACTGCTCCAGGCGGTAAGTCGTTAGGCGGTTTGACGCGAGGATGCCAATCAATGATCCGAGCACGGTGCCAGCCGCCGAAAGCAACGCTACCATAACTTCTGGTTCCATTACCCCACCGCCCTTACACCCGCGTCAGGGAGGATACCGCCACCCAGGAGGTGATCTCCTTGAGCAGCGCCTCCTGGACACCTTTATTCGCCTGGATTTTGCTGACCGTATGTTTTTTGGGGGCCAACTGAGCGGCAGGCACCTTATTGCCCCGCGCGGAGGTCAAGCCGCCGTATACCGCGCCCTTGTTGATCGTGACCGTGCAGCCGGTCTCCACGGGTTTTGATGCCCCGCCGGATACCAGCGTCAGATCGCGGAGATAGACCCAACTGCAAATCCCGCCGTCACGGCCAAGCAACGCCCGATCGCCGCTAATCTCCGACACCTTGTGCGTGGTAGATTTGACCCAGCCGGGGATCGTCTGGCCGGTGGCATACTTTGTGCCAGAGACTTTGACCGTGCTGCCTACAGCGATTGCGCCAGCGCTCCCGCCCCCGGAGGGCTTCGCCGGTTCCACTGCTTTCTTCTTCAGTCCAAGATAGCTGACCGCCGCCTTCGCATACGCCTCACCGACTGCCCTGAGCTTCGCATCTGAGTTGATCTTCGCCTGATCCTTCGCGTTGTCCACAAATGCATATTCGCCGAGGATGGAGGGGATACCCGTTGTGGCCGCCTGACGGCACATGCCGAAGTTGTAGCTTGTGCCCGCCTTGCTCTCCTTGATCCC